GTAGGATACTAAAATGGGATACTTCAGAGAACTACCAGAGGTAGAATATCAATCTTTTTTATCGGATAGTAATTCTTCTCAAAACTATCTAACAGTCAAGAACTTATTCAGAAGAAATAAGTTGCGTGATGATCTGCAGAACATATTCACACTCTTTGATAAGTATGAAATTGTAGATGGTGCAAGACCTGATACAGTTGCAGAAGAGTTTTATGGAAGTGCGGAACTTGATTGGGTTGTTTTGATGACTGCAAATATCACGAGAGTCAGAGATCAATGGCCACTTTCAAATCGTGATCTCTATAAGTATGCAGAAAATAAGTATGGTATGACTGGTTTAACATCAGTACATCATTATGAAACAACCGAAGTAAAAGATGCACAGGGTAGATTGATTCTCCCTGCAGGTAAAGTTGTTGATGAAAACTTTTCTATTCCAAACCCAAATAACCCATTAGGAAACCTGAATCCTGTTGTCAATATCAGTAACTATGAATACGAAGTTAGAAAGAACCAAGAAAAATCTTCCATCTACTTACTGAAACCATCATATCTGCAACAGTTCCTCAATGATATGAGAGAGATTATGATTTATGGACGTTCCTCAGAATACGTCAGTGACAACTTAATCAGAACAGAAAATACCAGAGTTACAAATCCATAAAAAAGGGGAGGTTGCCCTCCCCATCTTACTCAGTCTGCTGCGAGTGCGGCAAAGTAAGAAAGTGTATCGTCATCCTCATCGACAGAAGATGAAGGTGTCAGATTATCAAGTTCATCTTTGAGATTCTGAGGAACCGGTTCTGAAGCACGATTCTGCTGACGGAACTCTTCTTCCTCCTCGATGCTCTCTTGATCCTGGAACTTAGGAGTGCCCTTGATACCGAGCACATAGTCCAGACGATTCTTCAGGTCATCATAGGACTTGAACTGGTCGGGAGCAATAAACTCTTCGAGAGAGTATTCCTTCTTCCAGATTGCCTCTAGAGCGTCATCATCGTCCAGAAGTGCATCAGGACGTGCAAACTCAGAAGAGTCATAGTTGCGATAACCAGCAACGTTCTTTGCCTTCAGTTTGAAGTTAGCACCTTGCCAGAAGTCAAAGGGATCGATAGATTCCTCGTCCTCAAATTCAGGTTGCATTGCTGCAGTCAGTTTGTCGAAGATCTTCTTACCGAACTTGTACAGGAAGACTTTGCCTTCGTTCTCGGGGTTAGCAGGATCCTTGACCACATAGATGTTGGCAACATAGGTCAGTTTGCGCTTCTGCTTACGTGCTGCTTCCTTACCAGCATCGGTGCCATTGTTCCACAGCATCGTGTTGTACTCGGACACGGGATCCTTCTGACCCAGAGTGGTCAGAGAGTTCTCGATGTACCAACCGCCAGGACCTTGGAATGCGTGACTGTAGAGTTTCACGAACGGCAGGTCTTCACCATTCGGAGCAGGCAGGAAACGGATCACGGCATAACCGTTGCCTCCTTTATCACATTCCAGTTTCCACAGACGATCATCGCCTGAAGTACCTGCATTATTCATTTTTTCAACTTCCTTGACCAGTTTTTGGGTCAGGGAACCAAGCTTGGATTGCTTTTTAAGGTCTGCGAAAGACATTTGGATTACCTCGGATAGTTTTGGATTCGGGGGATTTACTTGGATAGTATAGCAAGGATGCTCTCAGGCGTCAACATAATCCCTGAGAGATTTGATTGTGGCATTCATACTATCAAATAAAGTTTGCATATTAGTTTCTGATGGAAAACCCATCATAGAAACAGATTTGCGTAGATTCTCTTTCATTTCAATCGCTTGTGGATCATCCGAAAGAGATAATCTAGTATACATCACTCTTTGCTTTTCCAGCAAGTCTGTGAGCAAATCAATATGTTCAAGTTTTTCTTCACGGGACATTATACCAAAAGACAAAAGACTTCCGTAAATTTTTTCTTGCATACGATTGATTTCACTCAGTTCTTCCTGAATGATTTCGGATTGAAAAAACTCACCCATCTACAATTTCCCTTAATATTTTTTTGAACTTGAACACATCAATATTTAGGAATGGAGAATATTTTTGAATTTTAAGACTGACTGTTTCCCACACAGGATCATCAAGTTTTTCATCAAACTTTTGTCTGAAAGAAAAGATTTTCTCAAAGATAACTAATGTCTCAAGACTTACGTCTCCACCAAGATATCTTTTTAACAGAATTGGATGTCCTTTCGAACAATTGAATACACTCTCTAATTCGTTCTCCGAGAACAATTTTTTGCTTTGCTCTTTGAATAAGTAAGTCAAACTCTGTTGTCTCTTTGTCCATTCCGAATATGTTCTTTCTCCAGAACTTATAATTTCTCCAATCCATAGATTTTGTGGGTTATCGGCAGAAGAAAAATTTGATACAAGAAAATCTACGACTTCCTTATCATTATATTTACGACTGGTTTTTTCAAACCAATACTTATCACGTCTTTTGCTGAAAGAAGTGACAGATGCTCTTGTTTTAGCACCATACTTAAAGAAATCGTATTTTGGGTTTGTAAAATGATTTTTTAATGACAAATAATGTTGATAGACCTCAAATGGTTTCACTTTCATATAGGCAGTTTTGCTCTCGAAGTTCGTTTCATAAAATTAAGTCTCGTAGCATCCCACTTCAGTTTTTCCTTAAGTGGTTTTGAGATTAATTTCGTGACTGATTCTACTTCAAGTTCATTGACTTCGCAATAATGTACGATAGCATCAATATAGTTAATTTGTTCTTCAGCAACAATCTTTTCAATTTCTAACGCAAATTTAGATGGTGTTAAAAATTTACTAGCAATTGCCTGTTCTAGTTCTTTATTCGGTTCCATAGAGTTCCAGTTTATCTCTAACAAACTTTCTAATGTATTCGGTAAGAAGTTTGATGTACTTTGATTTGTCTCGTTCTTCATAAACAACGCATTCTCCATTTTCACAAGCCATAATGATTACAAGTTTTTTGACTGAAATACCAGTCAGTTCATACAGCATACAACCATATGCCATGCACTGTACGAAATAGTGATCGATCCACTCTCGTGGTTTCGGTTTCTTTGAAGTTTTAAAGTCGATTATTGCTAACTCACCATCGTATTCTGCAATACAATCAACGGTGCCCGCAATCCCTAACTGTTTACTATATAGGGAACCTTCTAAGGCATGAATATTATTTATATTCTTGAGTTTATTCTTCGAAATCTTAAATAGAAAGTCTGAAATTGGTTGAACCTTTGGAAGTTCTTCATTTTTAAGGAAATGTTCAGTCAGAGTGTGCATATCAGTACCACGACTTGTTGCAGCCTTGGTGATACGATCTGCTTCTTCATTACCAACTTTCTTACGCCACTTAACAAAAATCTCCTTATTAAAATGACTGGTAACCGAAGTAATGGAAACCAGTCGGAGAAGTTCCTCTTCAGTAGGAACTTTATAATAACGAACTCCATCAATAGTCTCCCTCTCAAGTTGAGGGAGACTAATATCAACGTGATTAAACATTAAAAACCTGCTTCTCGTTTTGCAATAATGTATTCTTTGACAAGTCCAGAACGGACAATATCGTCAACTTCAAACTCAATCATATCAAAAGATGGCATTTTACGCAAGACACTCATAAAGTCAACGATACCATTCTTTTCATTTGACTTTTGTAAATCTGACTGCATCGCATCTCCACAAAAACAAATCTTGGTATTTTCACCCACACGAGTGATGATACTATCAAGTTCATGGAAATTTAAATTTTGAAATTCATCCACAATCACAATTGCATTATCAAGTGTTGTTCCACGAAGGAATGAAGTACTCCAAAACTTAATAGTCTCTTGTGATTTAAGATTACCATAAAGCATCTCAAAATCAGCATCAGATGGCATCTGGAACATATACTTCACCATATTCTTATAAGGAATTTGGTAAATATCTGCCTTATCCTCATGTGATCCGGGCAAGAAACCAATCTCTCTAGTTGCTACAAGAGACCTCACAAGGTAAATTCTCTCGTAAGGTGTATTCTCACTCAGAACATCTTTAAGTGCATTATAGAGGGTAATAAAGGTCTTACCTGTACCTGCACATCCATAGGCAACAATGTGCTTTCCTTCTTCATAGGACTTATAAAGTTTTTTTTGATTTTCTGTAAGTGGGTCAATATCGACCAGATATTCAGAACTCAGAGGTTTTTTTCTCTTCATCTGTTTTGTAGTCAAACCAACCCCAATTGGTTGGTCATTTGATGATGCTCTTTTTCTTCTTGCCATACTAGATTTTTCTTACCTTTGAACCGGGTGCTTTTGATGCTTTATTTAATACTTCATTCCATCCTGGATTTTTGGCGACAAGTTTATCTCTCCATTCACCAACTTCACCAGGTTGGGGACAAGTAGATGGATCCGACCAATCTCGTTGCCAATCGGGA